CGATTGGAGTGGCTCAGGTGCACATGATCAACCAGCATTAATTGGTATTAACCCTCATAATATTGTATCTAGTTCTGGAGCAACAGGTGGTTGGTCTAATGATAGATGTAAAGTATCTAATAATGTTGAAGATAATTACCTTGCTTGTTATCCTAATTTTTATTTCGATTTAGAACATGATTTTACTCATTATTCACGTTGCGAAGTAAATTCTAGTAATGCTTCTGCAGCTGGTGGAGGTTATCAAACAATAGGAATATTAGTAGATAGAGGTACAGAAGCTACAGCAGGTAAAGATCCACAATGGAATGGTTCTTCTATTTTTAGAAATGCATCCATTTCGGGTTGGAATACTTATTTAAGGAATTTAGCACATACTAATTTAGACGACACAGTTTATACTTCAGCATATGCCACTCAACGTACTAGTGATAGTTTTGCTAATCATGCTAGTAATACAGGGAATAGTTCCACTACAACTATAAATATGTCAAGTGATAGTGGTAATGGTACGTTCGCTAAATTATATTGGAATAGTGGTGATCATACTAATTCTCGTGGTATTAAAGTTACTTATGATAAATCTGCTAATACATTGACTGGTATTTGGGTAGGTAATAGTAATTCCGCATGTACAGGTTCACCAACTTTAAGTATTACTAATGTACCAACTAGTGGACGTGTTTTAGTTTTACAAGGTGCTGTACATACTGGTGGTGGGGTTAGTGCAAATTATTGTACTATATCTAACACTGGTTATGCAGAGAGTAATGGTACAGTAAGTAGTACAACAACTAATGCAACTGGTAATTATATAAGTAATGCAATAACTGCAGCTTCTACTATTACTAAAATGGGTGCTGTAATAACTTATACAGATGCTTCAGGAACAAATACATTAAATACAGATATTAAATTATATTTATCTTCTGATGGTGGTTCTAATTGGACACAAGCAACTCTTGCAGCATTACCAGATTTTTCAACTGGAATTAAGCAAGCTAAAGCTAATGATGTAACAATAGCAACTGCTCAAGGTACTAGTTTAAAATATAAAATAGAATTTGCTAATCAATCTGCAGGTTCAAAAGTGGCACGTATAAATGGTGTATCACTTCAATTCTAAATAAATAAAAAGAGGAATTTTAAATGGCAGCAACAGTTATAGCAATCACTAAAGGAAGATATTCAGAAGAAGTTACAGGTACCTTTGATGGTGCTGATGTTTGGGGTACTGGTGCATTAAATTTACCCAAAGGAACTACTGCTCAAAGAACAGCTTCTCCTGAAACAGGTGATATGCGTTATAATACTACAACAAATGAATTCGAAGGTTACTCAGGAGCATCCCCTGCTTGGGGAGGTTTAGGTGGCGGAGGAGCTACTGGAGCTAGCAGTAATGCTGTATTCTGGGAAAACGATCAGAATGTCACCGCCAATTATACTATAACAAATGGTAAAAATGCAGGAACATTTGGTCCTGTTACAGTAGATGCTGGGGTCACAGTAACTGTGGGCGCTGGTGAAACATGGACAATTGTATAAATTATGCCAATAGCAATAGACGGAAATGGTACCATTACAGGTATCTCAACAGGTGGCATAGATGTCACAGAATCTATTACCGCACAATCGTTAGGTAATGGAGCAATAATTCAAATAGCACATGTACGTAAATCAGATACTTGGACTGGATCGACAGCAGAAGGTGCATTTAGTTCAATAATAACTGGATTAACTCAGTCTTTTACATGTAGTAGTGCATCGAATAAAGTTTTAATTTTAGGTTGCCTTCATGTCGAAAACCCTATTGGAGGTGGCTGGGGTGTTGGTGCTGTATTAACAGCTGATGGTAGTGATATAACTGCTTCAGCTGGAGATGCTAGAGGTAGTAATAGAGTTCGAGTGACTGGGCATATGCCAACAGGATACTTAGGCGGCCCATTACAAATTGAATATCTTCATTCTCCATCTTCTACAAGTGCAGTTACATATGGAGTGAAACTTTGGAACGGCCATACATCTACACAAACGCTGGCTTTAAATCATGGTACTTCCTGGTCTTCAGATGTAAATAATGACTATACTTGTGCTTCAAGCTTTACATTTATGGAGGTAGTAGCATGAGTAACGTAAAACTCGTACATAGTACTGGAAATGGAACAAGTATAGCTGCACCAGCTGCTAATCCATCTTCTAATATAACTTTAAAAGTACCATCAACAACTGGATCAGCAGGTCAAGTTCTTAAAGTTGCTTCTGCTAATCACAGTGCAACAAATGCAGAACTTGAATGGGGTACAGGAGGTATCACTGCAGCAAATGATGGAGTTGTAAAGGCATGGGTCAATTTTAACGGTACAGGTACTGTTGCAATAAGAGATCATTTAAATGTCAGTTCTATAACTGATAATCATACTGGAACTTATACTGCAAATTTTACTACTAGTTTTGCAACTGTTAACTATGTTGCTCTTGTTTCATCTGGACATTCTGGTAATAGTTCAGCTCCAAGAGGTTTTGAAACTGCTTATAATTATGCAACTGGTTCTGTAAAATTTGATTTTAGAGATGATACTGGTAATGAAGCAGATCCTCAAGTTGCTTGTTTATTATGCATAGGAGATCAATGAGTAAAATTATTTATACAGAACCATCTGGTTCAGTTTCAGTCATACATCCAACAGGAGATGTTAAAGATGCAATCAAAGATGTTCCTTCTGGTCTTTCATACGAAATAGTAGATGACAACAAAATCCCTACAGATCGTGAATTTAGAGGTGCTTGGACTATTAGCTCAGGTGCAGTTATAGAAGATGTAACGAAAGCAAAAGTTATAGCTCATGGCAGAAGAAGAGATAAAAGATCTACTGAATTTAAACCTCATGATGATGTTATATCTTTGAATATCCCTGGATCAGATGCTACTGCAGCTGAGACAGCTAGAGCTGCTATTCGTACAAAATACGCAACTATGCAAACAAATATTGATAATGCAACCAATATAGCTGGTATTAAAACAGCTTTAGGAGGTTGATATGAGTACATTACAAGTAACAGATCTTACCCATGTAGGTAATACAGGTACATCTAATATTGTATTAGATAGTTCAGGTAACGCTACAATTAATGGTAACTTAACAGTAACAGGTACATCACCTGGGATTACACAAACAGTTGGTACTTGGACCCCTATTGATTCATCTGGAGCAGGTTTAACCTTTTCTTCTGCGACAGGTCACTATGTATTGACAGGTAAAATATGTACGGTATTTTGCCATACAGTTTGGCCATCAACATCAGATGGTAGCCAAGTAACTATCGGTGGATTACCTGCAACAGTTAAGAATATAACTACAGGTTGGAATATGTGCGGTGGTGCAGGTCAGGTATCAGTACAAGGTCCGAACGTTAACTATGCATATACAATAAGAGGTGTAGCTAATACAACGACTGCAAAAGTATGGGGTAATAGAGGTGATGGAACAGGAGGTGGCTATGCTTATCCTAATAGTGTCCAAGGTGCTAACTCTAGCGGAACACCAGCTGCTGGAGGAATTTTACAATTTTCTCTTACTTATCAAGTCGAATAACACACAAAACAAATTTCAATTATAATTATGGCATTAGATCATCCAGCAATTTATGAAGCCTATGCAAATGTAACATGGGTTGACGATAAAGAAGGTGCTCATGATAAAGATGGTAATAAAGTAACTCTTGATGATGCAAAAGTAGCTGCAGCACGTAAGGCACTTGATGATGCTGCGGCTGCAATTAAATATAAATCAGATAGAGCTGCTGAATACCCTTCATGGCAAGATCAACTAGATAAAATATACCACTCAGGTATAGATGCTTGGAAAGTAGATATTAAAGCAATTAAAGATAAATATCCTAAGCCTTAAATACCTAATTAATGTCTATCAACTTCCCACGCCCTAATCTACCTACACCTTTAGATATTCCTCAAATGTATCTAAAACAGCCTACAGCAGATGTTCCGGTTTATAAGCCTATATTCATCCCACCAAGTAATTTGGAGCGTCCTGCGGGCACTAAGGCAGCGGAGACAGACACTACAGAGCCGCCACCAGCTCCTAAATTAGAAATACCTGTATTAGATATACAAATGCCACTCCCTACAGCAGAAGTAATGGTTACTGCTGTTACTGCTGCTTTAGGTGCTGTAGCGACGACTACTTTGGCACAACCTTTATTTGAGCAAATTAAAAAATTTGTAACTAAGCAACTGAATAAACGCATTGAAGCATGGAAGAAAAAAAGGAAGGGAAAAGTCTCCTCGGTAAGCTAAAAGATGCTGCTGAAGACCAAGAACACCAAATCCAAATCCTTGGAACATTCGTCAGGCTTGGCGTTGTTGTTTGGTCCGGTTTTATTATCACAATGAATTATATTGAGATACCCATGATAAAGAAAGCGGGGAACTCAGATATCACGTTCGTTGCCAGTGTGTTTACGGGAGCCCTGGCCACTTTTGGCTTGTCCACTGGTAATTCTAAAGATAAAGGCGGTCCCGTCAATTGTCCTATGGTAAAGAAAAAGGAAGAATGAAAAAATGGTTAATACTCTTCCTACTGTTCTCACCCTCGGTAGCAAGAGCAGAATTGGTCACTCCACAATTCACGCAAGGAAGCATGAATGCGACCACAACAACAACTCAAGAAATAACAGAAGAAATAACAACGACCACTTATGGATCAGCATTAAACAAATGGTCTGGGGACAATATAACTCATACCTCCGCTACATCAGGCGGGCTAGCAGATTCAGATTCGGTCTTTACAATAACAACAGCTGGTTCGGATTTCTCTTTAGAAATAGTAACCAGAGCAGCAAGTCAGGTATTAGAAGTACAGGAAATCGAAAGAACTATCGAAACTACTGCTACTACTACCTCACTCTCTGTCTTCTCGCAATAGGAATACCTAGTTATGCTAGTGAGGGAGAAACCAAAAATGTATCAAATCCTGTGGCAGCAGCTACAGGAAATGTTACAAATCAAGCCGTCCAATTCCAAAATAATGGAGCTCCAAGTCGTCAAGTCCTTGGACCAAACATATCCTGTAACGGAGCAACAATGACATTTAGCCCATTTTATATGGGCAATCATACTAAACCATTTGATGAATATATGGATCCTCAAAGCTATACTTTAGCTGAAAACTGGGGAGCTCAATTAAATTTTATGGTTCCATTAGATGGTTCTATTGTTGAAACATGTAAGGCACTTGGTAAAAGACAATTAGAAAAAATGGCTCTGGACTATGAACTAGTTAGAGCTAAAGAATGTGCAGCATTACAACAGAAAGGTTTCATGATACGTCCTGGTACAAGAGTATACCATATGTGTAGTGATATCATTCCTATTGCTGCATTTAAAAAACAAGTTGCTGAAGCACAAGCTAAAGCATTACCACCGCCACCACCTAAAAAATGGTGGCAAAAACTCAACCCACTTAATAAACAATGATCACATTAATCAAGCCCATCCTTTTCGCCTTCTTGAAGTCAGATTCAGTAAAGAAGCTCGTAGTAGATTTATTAGAAGCTTATGTTGCTAGAACTGATAATAAATTAGATGATCAGGCACTTAAAATTGTAAAAGAAAAACTATTTAGTTAAATGGCTAAAGCCACAGAAGAACAATTTAATGAACTACATGGCCTCGTTACTACAGAATTCTTAAAAAGAATTAAAAGTGGCGAAGCATCTACTCAAGATTTAAAAGCAGCTTGTGATTGGTTGAAAACTAATGACATTAGTGGAGTTGCTTATGAAGGTAGTCCTTTAGAACAATTAAGCAAACTTATGCCTACAGTAGACCGTGATTTAGTAAATAGGAGGCTTTATGGTAGCAAGATATGCTAATGGTAATCGAAAAGCACAACAAAAGGCTTATAATAAAACCCCTCATGGTAAAAAACTTAGAGTTAATGCTAATAGAGCTGATAGAAGATCTAAACGTGCCGGACTTGGTGTAAAAGGTGATGGCAAAGATAATGCACATTATCCTGGTACTAATAGAACTAGATTAACTTCAGCTAGATATAATAGAGGTAATGAACGTCGTAAAGCAAGAAGATGAATGACACTTTAACCGCCCTACAAGACGATTTCAAAATGTTTTTGACTGCTTTATGGCAGCAATTAGACTTACCTCCTCCAACAAGAGCACAGTATGCTATCGCAAACTATTTACAACATGGACCAAAAAGATTACAGATCCAAGCCTTTCGAGGTGTTGGTAAATCTTGGATTACTGGCGCTTTTGTCTTATGGACGTTATTTAAGGATCCAGAAAGAAAAATAATGATTATATCCGCATCTAAAGAACGTGCGGATAATATGTCAATCTTCCTACAGAAACTTATCATTGAAACACCATGGCTCAATCATCTCCGACCGAAATCAGACGACTCTCGTTGGAGTCGCATCAGCTTCGACGTAAACTGTTCTCCTCACCAAGCCCCAAGCGTAAAATCGGTGGGCATAACTGGTCAGCTCACAGGAAGTCGCGCAGATTTGATGATTTTGGACGACATAGAGGTACCTGGAAACTCCATGACCGAGTTAATGCGTGAAAAACTTCTTCAACTTTGTACCGAAGCTGAATCTATCCTTACGCCAAAAAGTGATTCTAGGATTTGTTATCTCGGGACTCCTCAAACTACCTTTACTGTTTATCGTAAGTTGGCTGAGCGTTCATATCGTCCCTTGGTATGGCCAGCTAGATACCCAAAAAGAGATAAACTCACTCAATATGAAGGACTTTTAGCATCCGAAATACAAGATGATTTAGATAATGGTGCTGAAGAATGGACATGTACTGACCCAGATAGATTTGATAATGATGATTTATTAGAACGTGAAGCTTCTATGGGTCGTAGCAACTATATGCTACAATTTCAATTAGATACTAGCCTTAGTGATGCAGAAAAATTCCCTCTCAAAATGGCCGATCTGGTTGTTACCAGTGTCAATCCTACTGAAGCTCCAGATGCCGTTGTATGGTGCTCC